TTGGACTTGTAGTGATCTGGATTGATGTTGTCTTTAGTAATGAAGCTCTGTTTGGATTCACTCCAATGGTGCATCATATCTTCTTTACTAGGCATTGCTGAGTGTTCTTTCTGTAGTTTAATCCACTTGTTTTCTTCTGCTTCTTTAGTCTTCACAGATTTCACAGTAGGCTCTTGGCTGCTCTTGTTGTAACTCATGTCTTGTCCTCTCAGGTTTAGTTATAGGTTCTGCGGATACTACTTTGATATCTTTGTATCCCTGTAGATGCCACTCTTGTGTTGCTATGTAATCCTCACACTCAACAATAGTCCCAGTGAACATGTCTATAGATATCCATTTGTTATCAGGAGTTATCTTCTGTCCTATGACAGTGCATTGTCTTTCTTTACTTTTCATATATTGCTCTGAATATTCCTTATACTTTTTGTCTTCTTTGTAATCTAAGTGCGTATACACTAGACCACTCCAAATTCCTGAAAGTATTATTACTACTGTTAAAAATTCCATGTCATTTTGGATTCCATAGAATCATCTTGTTCTTCTTATGATCCCAATCTGTGTATCTCAGGATTCTTGCACATCTGGATTGTGCTAAGGCTTCTTCTCTGGTTTCTCCACTCTTGATGTATGCTTGAGAAACCTGTTCCCAAGTAGGATGATTTCCTAATACTTTTATGGCTGTCTTCTCTCCTATTCCTTTTACACCTTTAAAGCCGTCTACAGGGTCACCAGTGAGGCACATGGTGTAGAAATGATAGTCTGCTTGGTCTTGGGTTATCTTTAGTAATTCATCGTTTGTAGGGCGATACAGAGTGCAATTAGGGATGGTTCTTAAGTCTTTATCATCCGATACAATTATGGTTTTAATGTTAGGGGCACTACCACAGATTCCCAGTACATCATCAGCTTCTAATAATGGTTCTACATGTGACGGATAGGTGTCTTTACACCATTGGACAAATGACCTGTATCCTAGTGGTTTTCTTGTTCCTTTACGGTGTGATTTATAATCAGGATAGATATCTTTTCTAAAGTTTTTACCATCAGAGATACACATAAGGAGTTCTTTGGTTTTAAACTTTTCACATAGGTCATCTATGGTTTTAGTGAATGTTTCTTTGGCTACCTTTAGATCACAGTAGAGAGACCAGATGTCTTCTTCTTCTGACCAGCAGACTTCCTCTTCTGCTACTGCACATGATCTATACAATAATAAGTCAGCATCAATTAAGAGAGTTGTTTTCGTCTTTGATAATTTGCTTAAGCATTTCATCTAGATCTCCTTTAAATTTCATACCGTTTTCAGTTATGTGCCAATTAAAAGCATAAGTTTCTGTTTCCATATCAATACAATTAGATATGTACCCAAGGCTCGCCATCACAGCGACAGGAAATGCACTCAGTCTTGAGAATGTGGATTTTAGTGTTGGGGGGTTTCTCCAACATCTATCTAAGGTAATGTAGAATCCTAATAGATAGGCAATGTGGTCTTCGATAGGTAAACCTGAGCCTTCAATGTGACCCAGACCAATCTCTTGAAATGGAATATGAGGCTTCGAAGCCGATTTGCAGTCTGAAAGGATCTTTTGCTTTTTCCGCCATTCGTCCAGCGATATTACGTCCGACATGATGTGCTTCCTCTTCTGTAGGGCAACTTATCTGCACTTCATCGTGGATGTAAGCCAAGATAGTTGATTTAAGTTTTTGTTTCTTTATTTCCTTATCTATTAACCTCAGCCAATTCTTTGAGACTATTGATCCTGTGCTTTGTAGTAGCTGACTCAATAGCCGATGCTCAGAGCGAACATAGAGCCTTCTTCCATCGATGCCTCTAATGAAACCTCTGGCTTTATATGCTCTGTGCAGTTCATCTTTTAATCTTTTAAATGCTGGGATAGAACGGTAGAACTCTTCTTTTAGTCTCTTACCATCTTTGGCATTGCCACCGACAATCTTTCCAATTAAAAGATCACCACCGCCAAAAATAAGTGAATAAATAAATTGCTTTGATTCATCCCTAGTTTTTAAACCAGCAGCCTTTTGATTGTAGGTATGGATGTCTTCTTCAATTATTTGTCTACCGTACTCACCGCCATCATCAAGAAACCCTGCTAGACATCTTAGTTCTAATGCCTGTAAATCAGAGCCACATAAATACCAGCCTTTAGGTACAGTAAATAACTCTCTGCATTGTTTACCGTAGACAGCTCTGGTGCTTGGGACTTGGGCAATATTTGGACTACGATGGCTGCATCTTGCACTCACAGTTGAGTTACTTATGATGGTATGTCTTAACTTACCGTCTTTATCTACTAGCTTGAGCCAAGCATTTTTACCTTCTGCCAGTTGTCCTATTCGTTTTTGTAATAAGAACATTTCAGCCAATAGTTTAGCTTCTGGGTATGGCATCTTAACCAATACTGATTCATCTAATTTTGGATCTCCTGATGGAGTCCATTTAGTAAACTTTATATCTGGGTATTTATCTTTGAGACACTTATGTATGTGTTTTCTAGAATTGGGATTAAACTGTACTTCCTTCTTCTTTATAAATGTTTCACCTTTCTTATAACCAAGTTTTGCATTGTTTACTTTTGGTATAAATGGTGTCTCTACAATCCAAGGAGGGAAACACTCTTGTAGTTGCTTCTCTAGTTGTATTCTTCTGTCAGCTAACTCACCGTATAACTCTGATGCTTTCTCTATATCAAAGTTCCAACCGTTGTTACCTATTCTGTAGCAGATCTCATTGAGTTCATGTTCAAACTCTATTGACTCTTCAGTGAAACCTTCAGCCATCAATAAGTAATAGAGTGCTTTAGTGACCTCAACATCCTGAGCACAATAGTCATACATTTCTTGGTTACCCTCTTCCCAACCACCTTCGTAATCATCTTTAAGTATGTCTATTCTCATGCCCCATGCTTTTAAACTGTGGCTGCCATACATTCTTTTTAAGAAACCTTCTGGTAATGATGTATTAGTAAAGTCATCATCTAATAAGTTAGCTTTAACTAAATGAGACAACACTAAAGTGTCTAATTGTCTACCTTGTGGTTTAAACTCAGGGAATACTTTTTGAATAGCAGGGATATCAAACCTAACAATGTTATGTCCAATGAGAACCTCAGCACTCTGAAGTATCTTTATAGTCTCTTCTATCTCTTCTTCTGTAGTTGCTACCTTTATTTTTTGGTCATCGACATCAAGAGAAATATCGACATAACCAATGCAGTGGATTGTATTTAATTCATCAAGTAAACCATTTGTTTCTAAATCGAAGACAATCTTAGACATCAGTTGTTACTCCTTTCAGCTACATCTTCTACTGGTGAACCATTGGCATCCCAAGATCCTTCTGTTGGTTTCTTCTTTTTCTTTTTGTCCCCAAAGATGCGATCAAATTCGCTGTCGTATTTCTTTTTATCTACAGGTCTAAAGCAATCTCCTTTACCCATAATCAGCTCCTCTAAAATTGGTTGTTTGAATCTACACCCAGTAATCTTCCCGATTCTCTTGAATAGACAAGATAATCTGCTGTTCCTACTTCACCAGTAAACCTGTTTTTTAAGACTTCTATTGATCTGTAGTCACTTGGGTTATCTTTATCTACATTAAGAGATAGACAAAAATCACTGAGCTGTGCGATTGCGTGGCTGCCTCTAAGTTCACTGAGTTTTGCTTTAGATCCACTTTCATGACTGCCACCGTTACTTGGTCTTCTCAAATGCGAAACAACAAATAAACAAATGTCTAAGTTTTGCACTAATGTTCTTAATGAAGTCATGGCTGAATCAATAAGTTGTCTTTCGGATATGTTTCCAAGTGATCCAGTTAAGCCACTAACTAAGATAGATAAATGGTCTAAAATCAGATACTTACATCCGAAACCTTTAGCCATATATTCGATTCTATTTAAGATAGTATCTACTTGAGTGCTACCAAAATGGTCAAATAAATAGATAGGATGCTCACTGAACAATTCATCAAATGCTTTCTCTATTTGTTTCTTTGTTGCAGCTTCAGGATCTATACAAATATTCTTATTTA